CTTGATAGCCGTCTGTGTATAGCGCGTGTAAGTTATTCATCTCTCTACTCCTAATTTCTCAATCACTTTACTGAACATTGTATCATCTCCCACCCAGCGTTTCATATAACCCATTTGCCAATTCTCATCAGCTATCTCTAACCAATCCTTAACCATAGGTTTACCGTCCCAACTAATATACTCAACAGGTTTAGGATACCACGACTTATATGTATCAACAACTGCTTGTAGTGCCTCTTTGTCAGTTTTACAATTAGCTAGTAGTTTGTATGTTGCCACATCACCCCACCTCTTACCTGACAAGAAGCTTGGTTTCCAATTATCAATTTGGTCGCCCCCGACTAGCTGACTGTACAGCCACATACGCCCCTTACCAGTCAAAGTAGGCTTAGACATATCTTCTTTCCACTCAAGATTGCCAAACCCTTTAATAGTCATTGGCAATATCATTTTATCAGGATTAAACAGGTGTCCTTCCACTTGTAAATGGTCTTTATCAGGGGTCACGCAAATCAGCCTATCCTTCTGGCTCTTAGTTTTATTCCACTCTTTAAAAGCTGTAAAGCTATCAATACTCAACCAATCATCAGCTTCCAAGTTATCAGTAGCCAACTTAGCATTATGATGTTCAAACAACAATTCTTCAATCATATTGATAGCTAAAGGCTTGAGATTGTTTCTATTACCCTTGTACTGCATAATAGTAGCAACTTTATGTCTAAAGACCTCCCCTCTACCAATATACCCATAATACTCTTTCCCTTGTAAGTGCTTAACAATACCACTCACCTTGGCATCCAGAATAGCTTTAACACTTGTAAACTGTTTTAATGTTTGAACATCCTCAATAGTGTACTCATCAATACTGTGTGGACTATCACGTTCAGAATTGAACTCAGCTAACCAGCCGCCTTTCTTATTGCCTCCATAAAACTCTGTACGATTAGCAAAACGTAGCTGTCCGCCGTTGTTAACATGAGAACAGATGATGTGACGCTCTTCGGAAGCGAAGCCAACAGCATACTTAATACTATCATAGTCGAATAATACTCTAGTCATTTATTTTCCCCAACAAATCTATTGTGTATATAAACAGAAGCTAACATACCTAGTGCTGCACCTGTACCTTGTGCTAACACTGTACCCCAGCCATGTTCAACGATTATACCCACTACAGCTACATCTGTCAATGCTAGTAGATAAGATGTAATAGCTATCATTGTGTACTTACCGTGTATCACGTTTTTCTGCTGCCACCCTCGTAAGAAGATGGCAACGAATGATACTAGGAAGGCTGTTAGTTGTATCATAGTAGGTTCTCACTTACATACTTATAAACTTGCCATTGCAATAGGTTAGGAGTTCCTGTCATCTTATATAACTCGCACCAATTGGCATGGAGTATCAGGTCTTTGTAATAGTCAAAGTTAGGTTTGTCGTTAATCTTAATATAGAATGTCTTAGCGTACTGCCCTACGCTACACTCTTTGCCTATAGCTGCACCCCAAGCACAGATGGCAATGTCGTATTGAAACCCACCAAGCTCTTTGTTACGCTTAGGGTTTTGGTTTTTAATAACCTCCCTCACCTCTATTACGTCTATTACGTCTGTTTTATAGTCTGGTTTTGAGTTTAACCCATTAACAGGTCTTTTATAAATGTTAAAACAACAATGTACTTTCTTACCACTATAATCCTTTTCACCCAAATCTTCTGAATGAATTAAATCAAACTCATAAATTGACACTACATTATTCATCTGATTTATTGGCAATATAAAAGCAACATAATCCGCTATTGCAAAAGACTTCTTGCAAAACTTCTGCATCAGGTTGCCCCTACTACCGAACGGAGGGTTGCCTATTACTAAACGACCTTTTTTATATTCAATATCTAATAACAAGAAGTCTGCTTGTACTACACCATCTGTTTTAGGCTCTAAGTCGTAAGCTTCACAGTTGGAGATATTGTTACTAAAGCTACCTGTGCCAGCAGAAGGCTCTAATATGGTTGTAATGTTCTCTTTGCCGATAACTCTATAAGCTGTCTCAATACAGTGTACAGCAACCTCTGTGGGTGTGTAGTATTGGTCTAGGTGCAGCTTTGTGCTGTTTTGTGTGCTATCGCGCTTGAATTGTGTTTTCATTGTTGTTTACCTATCAAAACCAACAAAGCTTTCTGTAACTCTTTATCTGTTTGTATCTTAGTAATAAACTCACTACCAACAAAGTATACATCACCTCTGTCATCTTTGTAACAACCATCAATCTTGTTCTCTACGATAAAAGTCGCTTCCTCCTCGCTCATCTTACTGTTGCTACTAAAATCTAAAACAATATCTGTAGCCTCAAAACTTGTTTCATACAAGTTCACTACCAACCCATAGTCATCCACTGTCTCAATAACAGGAATATCTGTATTAGACTCAAAGATTTGATTAGCACAATACAACCCACCTTTAGTCATATTGTGTTGTTTCTCAATAAGACGTAATATGTCCATAACTTTAAACTTAGATTTCATGCTACTTGCCCCTCTGTTGTAATATCAACACGTTTAACCTCATGTAAAATAGTTTTAGGCTTAGTGCCATACTGTTTTAAACACCAATCATCTACCATAGCTTTAATAGCTGTAGGTTCTGTTTCTTCTGTATTAAATACATGAGTCTTACCATTAGGTAGGCGAATACCTACTGTTACTTCATTAGGGTTTTTCATACTACACCACCTGTTGTATTGATTGAACTACATGGCTTATTTCATCCATGTCTTCATTGCTTAAATTTGTTGATTGTTGGAACTGTACAGCAGTACGAACTAAGAAGTTTTGTCCTGTTATTACACCCAACAATAAACCGTCTTGTGTAAGAACATCTATTGTGTTTGGTTTGCTGTTGGCTAAGTATTGTAGCATTAGTTTCATTTTACACCTCGTTCAATTAGTTGTTGTAAGTAATTAACAACTGTTTGTGCTTTGTCGTCTTTTAAAAAGAAAGAAATAAACTCATCTGAACTTAAACCATCATAGTAACTACAAGTGTTGATAGCGTCTATTAAAGCCAGTCTACCTTTATTGTTTTCTTCACAAGCTAAAGCTTCTTTCTCTGTATCAAATGTACCAACGATAACACCTTCTACAACTGCAACCCATTTTTGTTTAGCCATTTTAATTCACCTCTGATTTAAAACAACACAATGTTGCTTGGTGTCGCTATCTTAATTGTTTGATGTTTGTGTGTCAATAGGTTTTGTTTAATTGTTTATACTTTGTTTGCTAATAAATAAGTTGTTTTAAGGGTAGGTTGCTATTTTTTGGTGTGCTACTCTCTATTAGGGTAAATTGTAAAAGTTGCTATTTTTCCTGTAATTCTTGTATAAAATCACTGTTTTTTAGATTTTAAGGTGTGCTATTTTTCCTTGATTTCTTGTTGACAAAATAGGAATCCGTGATACAATGCAATGGTGTATTATTGGAGTTTTGAGATGAAAGAAGTTTTTATTGATAGTGGTTCTTATTTGTCGGAGATATTTGATGACTTACCAAACAATGTTTACTTAGACAAAACAAGTTGTGGTTGTGGAGCTACAACACTGGCACTAAGTAATGATGTCAAGTATGTCATTTTAGTACCGTCATTATGTTTGGTAAATAACAAAACTCAACAAATGAGTGATGTGTTTGGGTTTCACGGTGACATAAAGTCGTCTGCTTTGTTAGGTTATGTGGAACGTGGTGGTAAAAAGATAATTGGTACTTATGACAGTCTTAGTAGGATTATGAGTGTCCTTAGTGTATTTGGTTCTTTAAAAAGTTGGAAGTTGCTAGTGGATGAGGCGCACAACCTTATCAATCTAGCTGAGTTAAAAGGAGCTGTCCTTGGTGAAGTGCTAGATAACTATACATCTTTTGGTAATTGGGTGTTTGTGACAGCAACACCAACAAGAAAAGAGTTTTTACCAAAACAATTAGAAACTGTTGAGATGGTAAAATATGTGTGGAAAGATGCTGAAACAATAGAGATGTGTGTGCAACAAACAACAGATGTGTTGAAGTCATTTACAACTGTGTGTAAACAACACATAGAGGGTAGGTTATCTGGTAACGCGCACATATTCATCAACTCTGTATCTATGATATGTGGTATTGTAAACAAGTTGAGACGTGCTGGTATAAGCAACACAACAAACACTAAGATTATATGTGCGGATAATTTAGATAACAGGGCATTTCTCAAGAAACATTTGGGTGCAGAGTGGCAAGTACCTAGTCAACCTAACTCAGGTGGTGTGGTTATATTCTACACATCTGTGGCTTTTGAGGGTAGTGATGTTTATGATGAAGATGGTGTTACTTACATAGGGGTGGATTGTTCTAAAAACAACACAAAACTGGATATGTCTTTATCTGTTGCTCAGATTGTTGGTAGAGTAAGGAACAGTAAGTATCGTGGTGAGTTGAAAATGTTGGTTTCTGGTATGCCTTTGGCTGCAACTACAACCAGAGAGGAGTATGATGCTGTACATGATGCAATGTTAAAAGAAGCTGTAGATGCTGTGTGTCTGTATAACTCTACAAACAACAAGATAGTCAGAAAGGCGTTGCTTGAGAACATTAGTAATGCTGACGGCTATCTTATGGTCAACGATGTTGGCGATTTGGTTGTCAACGAGTTGATGATAAAACTTCAAAAACAAAAGTACCTAGCTCTACATAGCACATATATTGTGCATAAACTATCAACAGGTAGAAAGGAGTACTACAAGCTGAGTGATAAAATTGTCAACTCACAAGACGTAATTGTTGTACCTTCTTTCGAGGATGAACTTGTTACAAATGAAAGAATGGTTTGGGAGGATTTATGCAAAGAGTATATTAAAGCCAGAGAAATAAACGACACAGACAAAGTAAAACTGATTGAGGTTTACGAACCTGTTTTATCTTCAATATATAACATACTAGGTGTACAAAGAATGAAGTATCTAAGGTATGGTAAAAAAGCTCTCTCTTTAGAGTTGGAGAGTTTGTGTCCAGATGCAACTGTTTTTCTTAATTGGAAAATAGGTGATTTTATAAGTTTGTCATCTGCAAAAATACAGATACAAGAGTATTTTAATTTGCGTGGTGAAAGAAGAAAAGCTAAGGCCGTAGATGCTTTCCAATGGTACTTTTTAACAGAAACAAAAAGACGAGTAAATGGTAGTAGTGTTTATGGTTATGTTGTTAATGGTTTAGTGAGATAGATTATGAAAACAGCAGAAGATAAAAAGTACTATGTGTATTTTGTTAAGCATAGAGATATTATAGTGTACATCGGTAGTGGACACGGTGCGCGATACGAACACGCAAGTAGCGGAACAAGTCACAACACACTTCTAAATGAAATATATTTTAGAAATACAATACTCGGTGACGAAGGTGTTATAATAAATTTAGCTGAGTACAATCTTACAAAAGAAAAAGCATTACAAAGAGAGGGTGTCTATATCAGAAGGTACAGACCTGTTGGTAATGTGGTAGGCAATAAAGGTAATAAGACATTTCCTATTGGTTTTATTGATAGTCTGCAAGTAGCTGCTGATGAAATGGGTTTGTCTGTAAAAGTAGATGGTCTGAGGTTGTTATCTGATACACGTTTGCTTTTGACACACTTAGGGTGTCCTTTTGAAAACGAAAACTACAGGTTTGACCTGACACCCTCTGTTTATGAGGAGGTGAAAGGTGCTTCACCTCGTAGAATACGCCTCAAGGATTGTGTTTATGAGTGCTTGTTAAAGTCAAACGAAGATTTTGCAATGTACAGAACATTAGCTTTCAGAGGTCGGAGCATCCCACTTATGAATGGTTATGACGACAGGGCAGAATATTATTACAGTAGCTCAAAACAAGCTGCTATTCTAAACATATTGCACAAACTTGACCTACAACCGATACATAGTAAGTTTGTTATGAAAGGGCGAGATGGTCAGCCTGTTTTGCGATGCTTGACTATAAACGAAGATGATTCTTACTCTTTGTTTGACGCAACAGAGTTTCTTGTTGTTTGTTTGGGTACTTTTGCTGATTTCTTTGCTGCTCACGTTGAGATGAGCAAAAATCATAACAAAACAATCCCTAAGAAACATTTAACAAACACGTTATTTGTTAAAGACTCTGCATAATAATCTTTATAAAACCTATTGACGCAATGTAAGAGATTTTACCAAATCTCTTACATTGATTAACAAAGATGATGAGGTGTTTATGCGTCATTGCTGTATAAACAATAACGATTGTAAGCACGCTATCCTACTATGCCTGTTGAGGTTTACCTAAAGGACTATGGGTTTGATATTGATAGAGACGCATACGCCACAGCAGAGATTGTGCAGTGGGTGTTTAGAAGTGCTATACGCAATGGCGAACCAATCACTATTTATTTTCTAAGTAAGCGTATGCGTACATTGTTCTTAAATTGGTTAAATTCAGATGAATAACAGTTGACAACATAAACAAGGACGTTTAAAATCAGCATACACAAACAAATGTAACGGAGAGAATAAATGCTAGACATATACACAATAGAACGCGGAGAACGTGTTAAGTTTAGGGAGTCTTGTAAGAAGCTTAAATACCTAAACTTCAATAAAGACACTAACACACCTGAATGTTTAAGAGGTATGTTAGTAGACAAAGAGAAGATTACTAAGGACACAGACTTCTTGGTATTGGACATTATCTTAGGGGAATGGGGTTCTGTAAAAGGCTACGTCATTGCCGTAGATGGTGTTGAAGATGTTGTAGATGGGTTATATTTTGATTCAAGTTTACTAGAATTTTCTAGTATGTAATGGTAAAGTGTGCTAAAATATGTTCTAACACTAAACCTAAGGCGTAAGCACCCTACTGATTTAGTAAGAAAGAATAAATAACGGTGACGAAAACAACACTGAATGACTGGGTTGTTTTCGCGCTACAACGAGAGTTAGATGTACTAACTTTTAACGATGAACGAGGCGTAATATGAAAAACTGGTTAAAGTCTTTTGTACATAATGTGATTGTACACCCCTTGATGCAATTTTTGCCGCGTGATTTAGCGCACGAAATACACGACAGAAATGCAAATTGGGCTTTTGGATTACAGCGTTATGATGAGCTAAAGCTTGAGGATAACGACTGATTGCATCTAACACTGAGCATAAGGGGTGATATGCCGCACAGATTTAATAATGTGCCATGTTACCAAAACATTAAAAAGATGCGTAGCAAGTGGCTGGCATATCATCCCACTTGATGCGCGAGTTAGACCGTAGGTGATTAAGATGAACTGGATTGATTATAATGAAGATAGTAAGAACCCACCACGACATAGAGCATTGTTAGCTTACTGCCCTGAGTTTAGTAGTATGGGTTATGAAGTGGTTGTGTGGAATGGAGCTAACTTTGAGACTGATTTACACGGTGAAGATATACACGACTATGTACAAAAGTGGTGTTTGATTTATGAGGCGGATTAGCCATGAAAACTATTGGTTGGCTACTACCCGATGAAAAAGATTTAGCTGTTTATTATAGATACTTATTAAAACAAGGGTTTATTAAAAAACCTAAACCATTAGAAAATGTAGCTTATCTCTATTGCAAAATATGTGGAGACACTGTACACTCTAAATGGTCAGGTGATTATGTTAGTTGTAAGTGTGGTAGGATTTCGATAGACCAAACACATGAATATACTAGGATAATTGGGGAGAAGTGTGATTATGAGATTATACAAGAGGAAGTGAAGTAAGTGCAAGAATTAATTTATGGGATAGGTTTTAATGATAAAACATACGCAGCACGAAGTGGGGGTAAACAAATCAGAGCATATGATATTTGGCAGAAAATGATATATCGTTGCACAGAAAAGTTCCAAGATAAATACCCAACATACACTGGTACTGCTTGCTCTGAAAACTTCAAACATTACACTTTCTTTTACGAGTGGTGTCAAAAACAGGTTGGGTTTGGGAATATTGACGATAACGGTAAAAGTTGGCATCTTGATAAAGATATACTTATAAAAGGTAATAAGCTTTATTCCGAAGATACTTGTGTATTTATACCGAATAGGATAAATACTTTCCTAATTAAACGTGATAGCAAGAGAGGATGGATGTGTATAGGGGTTTACAAAGATAGAAAGGGTGGTTTTATAGCGCAGTGCAACAACGGAACTGGAAGGCAAGTTTATCTAGGCCGTTACAGGACAGAAGAAAAAGCATTCCAAGCATACAGGTTGTTTAAGGAAAATCTCGCTGCATCTTTAGCTATGGACTATCAACTGTCCATAGATAAACGAGCATATAGCGCACTGTTGGAATATAAGGTGAGTTCTAATGATTAAAAGCAAAAAAGAGGGTGCTAAAATAAATGTCTAAGACCTACAGGAGAGATAAAGTGGAAGATGATAACCGAAAGAAACAGCAGCAAAAACGGGACAACGAGCGCAAGAAAAAGCAGGCCAACAGAGAGAGTAAAGATGAGTGATTTTAATAGTGGTGATTTTGTTGTAGCACTACACACTTGGAAATCTTTTATAACAGAGGGTAAAATATACCAAGTTATTAGTGTACCACAAGGCTGCATTTACGATATGATTTGCATAGTAGATGATATGGGGCGTGAGGTTGATTTGTTTGCTGACAGGTTTAAACTTAAAGAGGAAGATAAGATGAGTGATAAAAACAAGTATGTTTCTGTGCAAACAGGTAGAGTATATAATCTAGTGTATAGTGGTACTGTACTGTGCGTATTAACTTCTGAGGAAGACGGCAGAGAGTTTACAGTACCTGTGGATGAGTTTCCAACTTATTTTATACCCTACAAACAAGCCAAGCGTAAGGAAGATTTAGGTGTTATTACTAATATTACAGACGAGATTCGTAAGTTGTTAGATGACAACCACGTTATATGTTATGCTAACGTGAACCGTGATACTAAAGGTTTGGTTGAATTTAAAATTATGGTTGGAGAGAGTAAATGAAGATTAGTCCAATTACTGTTAATTATGTCAATCATTGTGGTAGTGATTTAAGTGTTGTAGATGCCGCTAGAGTTAGCTTTAATAAGGTGAGTGAACTTGTTGATGGTGAAATCTCTAGTGGAGATGTTAAACTGATTAACTACTTAGCAAAACACAAACACACGTCACCGTTTAACCATTGCTTCCTAACTGTTCGTGTTAAAGCTCCAATCTTCGTAGCTCGGCAGCTTGTAAAGCATAAGTTTATGCCTTGGAACGAAACAAGTCGCCGTTATGTGCAAGATGAACCTGAGTTTTACTTTCCTGACGTGTGGCGAGGGAAAGCTGATAATGTTAAACAGGGTAGTAGTAATGAAGCTGTAGATGTCCCTGTTGACCTATATAAATACACAGTCGATAGGTCACTAGAGAATTATCAAGGTGCTTTAGATGCAGGTTGTTGTGCTGAACAAGCCCGTATGTTGTTACCACAAAATACTATGACTGAATGGGTTTGGAGTGGAACATTAGGGGCTTTCTGTGATATGCTTAAACTACGGTTAGATAGTCACACACAGTATGAGACAAGGGTTGTAGCTGAGAAGATTAGCAATATTGTTAAAGAGTATTTCCCTATTAGTCACAAAGCATTATTAGAACTCAAGGACTCACAATGAAATACAAGAAACAAGCTAAGAACACTATTAGCCGTAACATAAGCGAGAGTGATTTACAAGTCTTTAAAGAGTATGACAACACAGTAGCATCACGGAATAAGTTGCTTTACAAGTTAGGTGTTGATACTGCGTTACATATCGAAGTGATTGAATGTCAACATCGTAATTTACAGAATAAGGTTGTTGACGGGAAGTTGTTTATGTGCTATGAGAGGCTTGACCGAGAGTGGGTAAAATCAGGCCATGCCTCGTTGGAAGCTTTCATAGCATCAAGCAATGACCCAACACTTGGTAAAGAGATACGCGAAATGAACGGAGAGTAGAAGTGATACAAGACATCTCTTGGTTATGGGTACACAAAAATTTAACAAAGGAAAAGAAAATGGTAGTAGACACACAAGCAAAATTATCACAAGATATTTTATCAGATATTACAGTACATATGAAGTATGCACGTTATATCCCTGAGATTAATCGTAGAGAGACTTGGGAGGAGCTTGTAGAGCGAAACGTATCTATGCACGTTCGTAAATATCCTCACATGAAAGATGAGATTCAAAAGGTATATAAAGAGTTTGTTTTTACAAAGAAAGTATTGCCAAGTATGCGAAGTCTACAGTTTGCTGGCAAGAGTATTGAGACAAGCCCTAGCCGTATTTTTAACTGTGCTTACTTGCCGATTGACAGTGTGTACGCTTTTCCTGAAACGATGTTTCTGCTGCTTGGGGGTACAGGTTGTGGATATTCAGTGCAGAAGCACCATGTGGAGAAGCTCCCTGTTATCAAAGGAATGCTGAAAACAAAGCGTAGGTTCTTAGTTGCTGACAATATAGAAGGATGGGCGGAAACAATCCGTATATTATTAGAAGCTTATTTTCGTGGTAAGTCAGAGCCAGTCTTTGACTTCCGCGATATTCGTCCTAAAGGCTCACTATTAGTCACGTCAGGGGGTAAAGCACCAGGGGCGCAGCCACTTAAAGATGCAGTCCACAATATTAAGAAAATTATGGATAGTAAACCAACAGGAAGTAAACTATCAACAATTGAAGCACACGATATTATGTGCTACATTGCGGATGCTGTTTTGGCAGGAGGTATTCGTAGAGCCGCGCTAATATCATTATTCTCAATGGACGATGTGGATATGCTAACCTGTAAACAAGGTGCATGGTGGGAACTTAACCCTCAACGTGGGCGAGCTAATAATAGTGCTGTTATCCTTCGTCATAAAGCAACAGAGGAAAGCTTTAATAGCCTATGGGATAAGGTAGTTGCCAGCCAATGTGGAGAGCCTGGTGTTTATTTCTCTAACGATAAAGATTGGGGAACAAATCCCTGCTGTGAAATCGCGTTACGTCCGTTCCAGTTTTGTAACCTTTGCGAACTAAATGTTTCTGATATTACCTCGCAAGATGACTTGAATGCTCGTAGTAAGGCAGCAGCATTTATTGGTACATTGCAAGCAGGGTACACTGACTTCCATTACTTGCGAGATATTTGGAAAACTACCACAGAGAAAGATGCTTTGATTGGTGTCGGTATGACAGGTATTGGTAGTGGCGTTGTATTGCAATATGATTTGAAAGAGGCGGCTAATATTGTAGTCGAAGAGAATAAGCGCGTAGCAAGCCTATTAGGGATTAATCCTGCTGCGCGTACAACAACTATTAAGCCTAGTGGTACGTCTAGTTTGGTATTAGGGAGTAGTAGTGGAATCCACGCTTGGCATAATGACTTCTATGTTCGTAGGATTCGTGTTGGTAAGAATGAAAGCATCTACACCTATTTGAAAGAGCATCACCCAACACTTGTAGAGGACGAGTATTTCAGACCAAATGACCAAGCTGTAATTCAAGTGCCACAGAAAGCTCCTGTTGGTAGTTTATTGAGAACAGAAACGCCTCTGCAACTATTAGAGCGTGTAAAACTGTTTAATACGCAATGGGTGAAAACAGGGCATATTAAAGGGCAGAACACTCACAACGTAAGTTGTACAATCAGTGTTAAGAATGATGAATGGGAAGCAGTTGGTAAGTGGATGTGGGAAAATCGTTATGACTTTAACGGCATCTCTGTTCTTCCTTACGATGGTGGAACATATATTCAAGCACCGTTTGAAGATATTACAGAAGGTGTGTTTAATGAGATGATGTCTCACTTAGAAAGCGTTGACCTATCTTGTGTTGTGGAGGAGGAGGACAACACAGACCTAAGTGGTGAGTTGGCTTGCAGTGGTGGGAGTTGCGAAGTGAAATAACCTCAAACAATAAAAAACCACAGACACAATTAAGTGTCTGTGGCTAGAGAAACGCAATAATGCGTGTACATACTTCTGTATGCGTATTGTTGTTTTACTTTCTTTTTAATTGATGTATTACTACTTCGTGCCTATCTAACATTTTAACTTTATCAGCGTAGATGTAACCGCCCATAGCAATAATGCAGCCAACAAACACCATACCTGCTAACACTATACCCCTCATTGTACCAACCAATGATAGAATATCTTCTTTGTGTGTAATGTAATCTTCTTTTAAACCCTTAAACTCTTTTTCAAAGTTATCGTGCCTATCCGTCAATGTCAGCAGCTTATTAAGAATATTAGTCTGTAAACGCATATCCCCTTTAATCTCTTGAAGATGTTTGTCTTGTCCGTCTATTTTAGTCTTGACAATAGCGATTTCAGTGTTAACCTCGCCCACTACAGCTTGAACTTTACTCACATCTTCTTCAATCTTGTTAATACGTCTAGGAATATCATCACTCAATTTTACGCTCCTTGTTGTCTTCACTTTTCCTTGTCATAATATACCCTGCCGTACCACCTGTTATCATCATGCCAATAAGAAAGATAACAGCATTAAGCAAAGCATCATAAACAGACATATAGTGAATGGTGGGGACATTTACGCTTACTCCGATTAAGATAGAAAGCATTACAGTAACGGCAAATACACCACAAGACAAGCCTATGAAGTGGCCTAGTCTTTTAGTGCTTGGCATATCTTTAGAGGATAAAGCCTTTAACAACCACTCAAGCACATTAACCTCCAAATACAAATTGACAAATTGATAATAGTTTTTGCCTTTCGGCTAAACCGTTAGTCCCGCCATTGATTGCTCTTGTTACAGCAACACTATCGTTAGCATCTGCTAAGGTGTTAATCTTACGTTTGTTCCAGTACCAACACCCTGCTAATACGGCATAGTGTATTTCTTCTAATAACTCAGGGTGTCTAATGGCCTCTACACCTGTCTCAAGAGTGAATTGATAATAGTTAGCTTTGAATGTAAGGTGGCATAAGCCCCTCCCTCTATATTTAAACCCATCTCCACTTTGTTCGCTACCGTTACCAAACCTGTCTGCATACACCCTGTTAGCAATAGCTTGTGGCTTACCTGCATAAGATGCTGCAATGATTTTAGATTTAAAGTATTTAGGGAATATAGCTAACAATCTTTCAGGTGTAGTGTAGTTAGTGTTCTCAACAAACTTAGTAAACCCCATCGTCTCATGTGCATATTGAGAGATAAAATGGACTAAACGTATTGGTGTGTTGATTTCATATTTAGGTAATAAGGTATTAAGAGCTACAACTAATTCTCGTAGGTCTTGACATTTTGGTGCTACCACTTTTAATTGTTGCTCTGTAATCATGTTACACCTTTATCATCCATTGAACCCTCGTGTAATTTTTAAAACTCTTGGGGCTATCATAATTAATTACCTATAGCTAACCAATAAAAATTAGCATTAGATGATGGGGATTTATTTGTTAAATTAAATCCAGACGTACTCACACTATCAACATAGTTTGCTGCTTGTGCGTCAAAAGAAGCACTCGCCATTGTTACTTGTATATTGTAAACATTGTCAAAGGTTGGCAAAAAACCAACAGAGGCAGTAGACGAAAGAGGGACATTTTTCAACCCCCACTGGATAATCAGTCCACCTAGCCAAGTAGGGAAAGAGATATAGCCGTTGGGGGCAAAATTGGCAGCGAAGCCTAGCCTTAGTTTTAACGGTGTGGCAACAACTGTATCACTACTGCCAGCCAACAATTCAGCGTTAGTACATATCTCTGCTATACCAGCCACTGTTTCTGTAGCCGCCCCAGTCTTAGCATCAAACTGTGTTTTATTAACAGCACTATTACCTGTTGTAGCTGTAGCAACAGCAAACTCCTGTCCACTATTACCAGCTACAGGGGCTTTAGTATCTAGCTGACTCTTATTAACAGCCTCATGCCCTGTAGTACCATTAGCTACCAAGAATAGTTGGCTATTACTCCCACCTAACAAAGCTTTTAACGCCAAAGCATCATTAACTTGTGTAGTAGAATAAACACCTAAGTTTGTTCTAGCTGTAGCAGTATTTGTTAATCCTGCTAGTGTTCCATAATTAGTAATGTGTGCAGTTAGGTTAGACTGAACAGCAGCAGCAGCACCTTTATCATCAAAGGCAACAGCCCAATAAGCTGCTTCACTTGCAGGGTCTTTGTTAGTCCCCACTTGTAATGCTTTGTACACCAAGCCGTTACGCTGAACATAGCTTTTATATGTCGCACTATATTGATATTCAACAGCACTATCCCATTCAGGAACACCCATTTGAAAGAGGTACGCTAAGGAGTTGTCTTGTCTGTTCTGTACCCAGTTCATTTTTTCAAATTCAGGTTTCTCTACAATCCAACCTGTTTGAATCTTTACATTAGAGGGGGCTGTTTTGCTGCCACCACTAGCCCAAACATAAGTCATGTCTGGTTTTACTATTTTAGCCATTATAGCCTCCAATTAAATTAAGCATACTTCTTAACATTAAAGTTTTTAATATAGGAGTCCTGATAAAACTCCTACGACTTACACCGCAAACGGTGCAGTCGGCGCAGATGTGCTATCTGCAATTGCATCATTTGCTGCATAAGTTGTTGTATCGACAGGTCGCGCAAAAGATGCCGATTTTTGAACCGACTTGCCGCCAACAGGCAACGGATTGCTATGGTCAACAGTGATTAGTGTACCAGTCTCATCTAAAAATGCACTCATAAAAACCTCTCTTTAACCTGTAAATGGTGCTGTTGGTGGTGTGAAGTTGGTTGTATAAACGGCTTCTCTTCTGTATCTAAATTCATCATGAAGTCCGTCCAAATATGTTGTTGAGCTCCATTCAACTTTTGCAGCTGTGCTGATATGGCAATAAAGAATATATGACGGATATAATGACAATGCACCAGAGTTTATTGTTGTTGTACCCGCCACGCCATTCAAGTATAGCGTAATTGTTGCGCCATTTCTAACTAACGCATAATGTGTAAACTCACCTGCCACTATTGTCGTTTGGTGAGATATTGTAGTCCGCGTAGACTCATCAAACCTAACCGCAGCATATAAAATCCCATTTTCTATGTATAGCGTAATAGGTTGTTTGTAGATACTATCACCACCACCCTGGAACATAAACAGCCCGTTAGTGTCATTACCGATTGCTGTCTTATTAAACCAGCCCTCTATTGTCCAGTTGCCGCTCCCCAACGCCGTACGAACTGTAGCGTTTTGTGTATAAATACCACCAGTACCGAGTGTTGCTAAACTCCCTGCGCCAAACTTGCTTGTTGCAGATATAGATTGCCCAGTATTCCAGTTATTCCACACCGCTGCTGTTTGGCTACTGTCTGTGTAGTCAGTATCAAAATGCAGTAAAGCAAGTGTTAATGATGGGTCTAGCGCGGGTGTCGATGGATTAAGCAAAGCTAAAGGAAACATATCAACCTCCTAATACTGTCCACACATTACTACCGCGATAAATCAGCGTCTTGATTTTTGCGTTAGCACTAAAAGCAAGCGTACCGTTTAGTGTCACACCGCTAGCAACAAGTAACTGAGCTGCATAAGTGCCTGTAATCTGAATGGTCACGCTATCCCCTGCCGTTTTACCTGTCGCTGTAGCCGCGTTAATAGTGATGCTAGTGAGTGAGTTATTAGACAACTCAACGATGGTATTACCGTTTGCTGTGACTGCACTAGCCAGTACTGTGTACGTTGTCCCTGCATCACTAACAAACTGATAACGGCTGTTAGCGATTGATGTGTACGTTGTAGCAGCATTAGTTGTTGTCAAATAACTGGACATACCCTCTTGTGTCTGATATGTACTAGCTGCTGTAGATGTTGTTAGATACGCACTAAGGTCTACTAAGGTTACATACGCACCCCCCTCAAACTTATAATGTTTATTAGTACCCTCATCATAAACAATACAACCTTCTGGTAAGGTGTAGAACACCCATGCACCCCCAACTCGTGCTGCAAGTTTGTTATTTTCCTCTGCAAAATCTCCACTACCTGTGGTTACAATATATCGTGTACCGTTTGTAGTAACCACAGGACTAGCAACAAAATCTAACACTGTAATGTTGATTGTAGCTCCAAGCTGTACTAAATTGGAGTCCATACCTGTATTCCAGTTATCTTCCCCTAATGCCCATCCGTAGCGCAATCCGCTAATTGGGTCTGTCAATGCTGTCATAATATCCTCGTCTTAATGTTATGCACTTACTAATTCATAAGAGACACAAATTGGAATTGGTATAATACTTCCTACACTACTAAGTCCTCTTAGGAAGTATTCTTGTAATGGTGTTAGTGTTACATAATATGTGATTACTAGATGTGCATTGCCAACTTCTTCAATTAGACAGTCATCTGTCTCCAACATGAAGTTAAGTGCATCCATCACACCTTGTGGTGTTGTGTTAGAGATATTAGCTGCAATTCTAGCCCTGATTAGGAATCTGTATGTGTCATCATCTACTTCAAAAGGAGAGCCGTTAACATCAGATACAGATTTAAAGTAACCACCTATCCCTACATCTGCTGTTGTGCCAAATGTCTTTGCTTGTGGTGCTGTATCAAAACCAAAATAAGGGAATAATGTAAAGTCCACTAACACTCTAGGTTGACCAACAATATCTCCTACCACATCTAATTGAACACCAACAGCATTGTCTAAGTCTCTTAGTTGTTTTAAGTCTTTAAACGCTGTTTGTAGTTCTGCTATCTCTTGCATTACAATCTTAACGTAAGCATCAAAAACAGGCTTATCTTTAAATTGTTGTGTGTATCTACTTCTTGCTACAGTGAGATAATCTGTTTCCACGAAAGGAATCATGTTTCCTCCTTAGACAAAAGAGATACTAATGTTTGAGGCCGATAAGTTGGCAATCTCATTAAAATCAACAACAATGTTAGTTGTGCCTGTTGGTGCAGGTGTATCACCGATAGTTAAACTGCTAACATAGAAACCACTTGTTGCACTATTAATTGGTGTGTATAACCTACTATATAGTACAGATTCACCGATACCGAAATCAGCTATGTATTCTACCAAAGCATCTGAAATCAATTTGTTGCCGTTTGTAGGGAATGTATCGTCTTTGACAAGAGCCATAGTGATGTAGATTTCTTTGTTAGTTGGTCTATCAAATGATATATCATGTAGTATCCCTGCGCTATCTGCTACACTAACTGTTGTGCTACCATAGCTCAATATCCCTGCTGGCTTGTTATTCCATATAGCTTGTGCAATCTCTGCATCTGTTCCTCCTAATACAATAGGATAAAAGCTGTGTGCAGGTACAGGAGGGGACACAAAACCTGTGTCTGTTTCGTTCTCATAGATAACAACTTGTCTAACGCCATCTAGCACCAACACAGCAGCATAGATTGCTTCGTATGTGTTACTACCATCTTGGAACTTAGCCCTCAAGAATCTGTGTCTTAACTCTGCATCAGTCTCTAAGATTGTACCTACAATACCTGCAAAGGGGTTAGTAACACTTTCCCAACCAACTAAAGGTGTTTGAATTGTTGTGATAGTATCTGCATCTTGAGTAATAACACCTGTCTCTGTACAAGATGCAAGTGTGGTTTTCTTTGCTTTAGATATTGTAAACTGACCTAACGATGCAAAGTCACAATTGTAATCTTGGTTAACCTCTTGTATCCACAAGTTGTTACCAACTACTAAACCCTCAATATATGTTGCATGACTTGTGTTTATCTTATTTGCAAGTCCTGTAACAATACTTGAAGCTGTTGCAGACACACCAGAAGTATAAGACACAGTAACAGGAGTGGAATTAACACCAAGCACTTGATAAGTGAAAGAATAAAGAGTAGAGCCAGCAACAGTGGTTGGAGTAACATAGATAGCAACTGCATCATTCTCATCTAATAATACACTCTCCTGAAATTCAAATACTCTGTTTTGGTCTGAACGCACATAACTACCTGTAGGTATTGTTACGCCATAAGTGCCTGTATTCACTAACAACGCTTGTGTAGCTGTTGCTGTATTCCTTGTAACACCACCAATAGCGCACAACTGTTCTAATGCTACACCTGTAGCTGTTGTAATACTAAAGGCATTATATACTTCTTGAGATGTTTCCCATAATTCTGTTAATGGAGAAGCAACAATCTGAATCCATCTACCTAACACTGAATTGTTAGATGTATCTAATACATCGCCGCTTGTTAGAAAAGAGGAAAACTCTACGTCTGCTTTAGCCTTTAAAGATGTGATAATGTCATTAAGACGTTTTGTTGTGTACCCTGTACTTGTCAATCCTGCCATGCTATAATATTCCTTACACACTGAGGGATACAGAGCTATAAAAACCGTCTCTTGTCTTCACCTCAAAAACTAAACTGTACACTCTTGTTTGTTGATTGAGTGTGCTATTAAAACTCGTTATCTGTAAAACTTCTCTCTCTTTAAGAATTTCAGATTGAAATATTGCATCTACAGACTGCTTGCTTCTGTTCTTACCAAAGATTTGCCCGAAGTAGTCAACACCTATTGTGCCATCTAAGAACCACTCACCAAAAAATGTTTGTAATTTAATCTTTAACCTTTGAGCTAGGTTTTCGCTTGTTGTTGTTGTAAACTGACTACCCATTCTTCTTATTGTACTAGATACAGATGTAGTGGTTGTAGCCTCTCCGTAAGACATACCATAACCATAGCCATAACCACTATCATAGGTTGTTGCCATAATATCTGTTGTAGACACAACACCAAAAACAACATCACCTGTAGCACTATCTATTTTAATATCCATTTATCACCTCGTTTAAACAGGGAAATCTATGCTACAAGAGGCAATCTCATTTTTCTTCTTATTGATAGTGTCAACCAAGTCAACACTTGCTGCTGTTATGGCTGCAAGTTGTAGTTGGTATGTTGCTGACGGAGTTAACATAGGTTTTAAGAAGTCATTTATAAACCCTGTAATCCAATCTATGACTTCTTGAGGGTCTGTAGGTACTTCTAGCAATAATGCTACTGGGGCAAGTTTAGCTATTTGAGCAACAACAGCATCCTTCTCTGCCTCGATTGTCTCTATAACGCTTGTTGTAACTTCTTGCAACTGTTCACAGGTTTTGCAAGATTCTACTCTTGCTTTAAGGCTATCTATCTGTTCAGTATTTATAATACTGCTACCTTGTGGGTTCATAATATCACCTAAAAAATGTTTGTAATTATACCACCCGAAACAGATACAACCTGACCTGTGGGTGTCGTGAAAGAGCCTGTAGCCCCCACCCCAACAGATAGTGAACTACTTGTACTCACAGATGCTTCTATTTTGACATGACTTCCACTGACAACGCACTCGCCATTAGACTTTAGTCTTACTTCACTCTCAGTTTCACCTATACCGTTTGTAAGTATCACATCTTCGCTTGAGTATTTAAACTGTTTGTTACTATTAGGTGTCTTACTGAAAGGAAAGACGCAAGGTATGGCCACAGCATCTCTTATATTGAAAGACCTTTCGTCAATAGGGTCATGTGGTGTTGTAGCCCCTGCCTTGAATACATCAATGTTAGATTTATTGAACACCACTAACACCGTATCGCCTTGAACGATAGGAAACACCACCCCACCAACACTAGAGCAAGGGAACAAAACAGGGACAGATAAAATAGCAGGATACTCTTGTACCTCACCATCTTTATACTGTTTGTTTACTAATGGTTGTACATCAACCCTAGCTTCTTCTAAATCTCTCACTTGCGTAACAACACATAGCAAGGCTGTATAATGCCCTGCTAATCTATAGTCAATCTGAGCATCAACTAATTGTTCTAACGTCCATTCCATTAGTTTAGCCCCTCTACATTGTCAAGGTATAACTCACAAGTCCAATCACCTTGTCTATTATCGCCTTTGTATTTAACTGTTCTAACACGGTATGTACCTGAAAGCTCTGACGCTTGAGTTGATTCAACCCTTATCAGACCATTTGGTTTTATACTAGGGTTTAACAAGCACTTACAAGTGATGTTGAATCTTTGTATTTTCTGTCTTGTTTGTTTTCTTGGTTTACCGCTTTTAGTCGGTTTTAATGGCGCGGTAACGTCATACTCGTTGTCATTTAATTCGTTAGGTGCAGAGGCATCATAGGCTTCTGTAACAGTTTCATTATGAGTAGATGGAATACCTATCAAACCTGTCTTTTCAGATAATACATAAATCTTTTCATACTTTGCAGACTCAGCTTCGGCTGTTAAACTTCGTTTAGGTTTAACAACAATCTCATCACCGTCCATATTCCATTCAAGTCTTAGTGGTTGGCAAATATCATTTAACACTTGACGTAGTGTACCTATGGCTGTATAACCGTAAGGGAACTTAACACTAGCATCATCTAAGGTTATTGATTTGTTAGAGTTACCATATAAGCTAAGCACATCTGTAAGAACATCAACAACCTTTGAATCTTCTGCATACACCTTACTTATCTTTGTCTCGTTGACAAGCATGAAGCCTTCTGCCACTTCAAATGTAGTGCTTACATCGCCTTTCTGTCTTACTGTCTTAACTCGCATTACATCTGCTGTTAATAGTCTTACAAGACTTTCACCATACCCAA